ATCTTTTTAAGACCACCGCCTGACGTATCTACCGCTAGGAATACATCATCATTAGCTACAGTAGAAATCTCAGAAAGGGATGTTACCGCTACAGGATTAAAGTTAGTACCATCTGCAACTAATATGTGTCCTGCCGTATTAGTTCCCATAATAAGATCGTCACCTGTTATGGTCAAGTCACCGCCCACAACAACATCTCCGTTAAACGTAGCCTTTCCTGCAAGCTCCATATCAATGTCAAGTGCAGTTATAGCACTAGACCCATCTGTGCCTTTGATAGCAAAGTTTTTGTCAGCGACACTTACGGTAAGTTCAACATCAGAGGAGTTGTTAGCTATATCTAATATAGATGTGCCATCGTCTTTAAATATGATGTTAGCACCGCCTGCATCAAGAATAATATCAGCAGTAGCGTCTAACGTAATATCTGCACCACTATCTATCTCTGCAATCACAGGTGTAGTCAACGTTTTGTTCGTTAGGGTTTTTGTAGTTTGAGCGAGGTATGTATCAAATGTGTCAACAGTAGTTTGTCGCATTGTACCGCCATCATTAGTTACAATACCGTCCGTGCCTGCAACAGCAGTTGTTCCTGCACTAGTGCCACCGTCCATTAAATTAAGTTCTGCAGCCGTTGAATTTATAGATGTTCCTGCAATTTGTAATGTGGTTGCGTTTACCTCACCACTAGACCCATAGATAAGTGCTTTACTATTCACTATTGTTCCTGCAGAAGAACCATCTAAAAGATTTAGCTCTGCTGCGGTGCTAGATAAAGCTGTGCTTGCTAGTGTAAATGTGCCTGATACATCTAAATTACCATTCAAGTCTACTGTAGTTGCTGTTAATTGTATTTCTGTATCTGCTACTAAATCTAGTTGTCCATCTGCACTAGAGTTTATGTATAAAGCAGTGTCACGGAATTGTAACTTTTCTGTAGTAGCCATGAGTATGTCATCTGAAAACTCAAAGTAGTCTTCGTCTTCCATCCACTTGAGAACACCGTCATTAGTCTCACCATCAAAGGTAACAGTAATGTCTGTGCCTGCTGTACCTGCACCAAAAGTAATACCGTGTGATAATAATCCTGCAATAGGACCACCTTCGCCTGCACCACTGTGATCGTGACCTGTTGTTGCATTGAAGGCTGCCTCTAACTGATTAAACTCATCATTAGTGTGGGCTGCTGTAATTGTATCACCGTCCGAATATGAGGACTGTCTAGTATAACCTGCCATTTATCTTCTCGCTCCTATTTGGTATTCTAATTGAAACCCTTTAAGTGAATAGGGTGCTGATACGCCACCGTCCACTACTCTTAATGCAACCGCAAAACCCGATCCTTCTACTGATTGTCGTACTAACGGTTGACTAACACCGCCATACTTTGCATCTCCGTATTTACTTGTACCATAAATCGCACCTATGTCGGATATATCAAACGGATAGGCAGCAGGGTCGTTTGCTTGAGGATCGTTAAAATCGTAACGTAAGAACAAATCTGCGTCAATAGTAGATTCAGGTTTATAGTTTATTAACACACGTTGAAAATGTTTTCTAACGCCTGCGTCTTGAAATGTTAAATCAGGACTTCTATACACACCGTTTATAGCTTTAAATTGTGTTACTTTTGCCCCCGTTAACTGTTGAGAAGCTATTGTGTTATTAGCTCCACGAGTGCATCCCGTAAAAGTGGTAGAGGTAGTTCCTGTATATGTTATTTGCTCCGATCCCATAAACAAAAGACCGCTAGAACTATCAAACCCAGAAGTACTTGGCACTGTTAATGTTGTAATGTATGACGGGTCTAATTCTACTACTTTATCATCTGCGTGTGTTTGTGCTGTTGTGCTGTTTGCCCCTCTAGTGCATCCTGTAAAAGTTGTAGATGTTTTACCTGTGTATGTTACCTGTTCTGATCCAATAAATAAAGTTCCTGATGAAGGAAAAGCTAGTGTTGAAGACGTTGCGGCAGTAGTGTCAACTGTTATGGTAGTAGTAGTTGCGTTTATACCGTCTGTAACATTTATAGCTGTTGCGTATTTATGAGAGCCGTTTAAATTTGTAACAACATTATCAAAACCTTTGCTTTTTTCTTGTCTATACACAAAACCTAAATTGTATGATCCGTGCAAAACAAGAACGTCACCTGTTCTAACAAATGTATCGGTGCAAGCAGGTCTTATACCTTTAAGTTCAGAAAACTCAAATCTATTACCATCTCGTAAAACACTTGTAATACCTTTTGTGGCTGCTTCAGCTTGTGTGCTTTTGGAAAAGAAAAGTCTATACTGTGTTTTTTCAGGAATAATAAGACTAACAAATTCGTCTGAGTCTGTTAAGTTTTCATTAAAGATAGACTGTATAGGCGAACTTATAGTACCTAGTTCAACGTCACCGATTCTAGCTGTACCTGCAACGGTACGCAAACCGTCAGGGCCTAGAAATATTAAGTCACCTGCAAATTCTTGTATTGTTTGACCATTAACGCAACCAATATTTCTTGTAACAGGAGTAACGGCAAAATCGGCAAAAGACGTTCCACTAAGTTTGAATATTCTGTTTTCACAAAATATAAATAAACCATCACGGAAAACTTTAAGACCTGTTATCGTATCGTCAACTCTAAAACTTCCTGCGCCTAATGAAACTTCAAATTTGTCCTCTGCGCCTAGAACAGAAAATACAACTTCTTGCGGTGTGCCTGACATGCCTGCGTAAAACATATGATCCTTAAACGCAGCCAAAAACTTTGCGCCTTGTACAGCAGGAGGAAACATATCAAAAACACCTACGTTTGCTTCGTGAGCCGCTGCTATGGTACTTTCTTGGGTACGAGAAACTCCCGTAAAAGTCGTAGCTGTTTTACCTGTATAAGCAAACTGCTCTGTTCCTATTAAAAGCTTACCGCTAGAGCCAAAGTCGGTTGTGTCTTGCACTGTAATAGCTTGTGAGCCACTCAAGGTATCGCTTGAAGCAATGGCTGTTGTCAAAACAGTTGAAGCACCAGACCCTGCATCTGTCGTGCTATCAATGGCAGTAAAAGTTAATGAAGAGTTAACTACAACAGGATTAAGACTTGCACCTGATGTGAATATAAACTTATCAGTACCATCAAAGTTATATCGCTCAAACGTATATATTCCTGAACTAGTTCTATTTGTAAGTTTAGCTGTAAAGTTTTCAGAAACGACATCATTCAATAAGTGTTGAGCTGCAGTAGTACTACCCCCATCTGCGTTTGTTTGCGCTCTTGTAACACCTGCAAAGGTTGTAGCAGTTTTACTCGTATAAGTAAAAGTCTCATTGTTAATCTGAATAGTTCCAGAAGAGGAAAAACCACTTGTGCTATCAACTTGAATTGTTCCAGAACCCGTCATAGCAGTAGCCGCGGCAATAGCAGCAGACAACTCTGTAGAAGCTGTTGTTAATACTTTGTCTTCTCTAGCAACAATTACGTTATTACCAAAAATCGCAGTCATAAGTATCTTCGATGTGCTACTAGAGGTGATGGGTACACTTTGATTTATGTACTTCTGATAACCATCCATTCTTCTGTAGCCACCTGCAACGTCAGGCTCAAAGTTTTGTAGTTCTAAAGCTTCTCCCGGTTGCATCATAAACGTAGAACGGTTCAAAACAAGACCGCCCTCACAGTTAAATGCTTGAGGTTGTGCTTGAGATAGATCAGGCATTAATTAGTCCTTGGCGTTAAATCTGAAAAACCGCCTTGGCTTCTAGGGATAAAGGTAGAACGTAAATAGTCAAACTTGTTGACTAACAACGTCTGCATATTCTTTATGCCTTGCTCAAAGCGTCCAAAATTAATTCCGTACTGTTGAGTTTCACCTCTATACTGATACACAAAAGCCGTAGCTCCATCTACGACTACACTATCAAAACGTGCAGGCACAGATGTTGTGTCATCATGTGATGATAACTCTGTTGGAAATGTGTAATAATCGAATTTTAATACGTATTGTTTATTTGGAAAGGGATAAACAAGATAGTTGTTATCTGCAGTTCGTACAATTTTACGGGGTATGCCTCCCGTAGTAAATTGTGCCACAGTAACGCCACTTGCGTGAGTAGCAGCCGTTGTAGAATTTGCTCCTCTAGTGCAACCTGTTATATCGTTTCCGCTTACTCCTGTATACGTTACTTGTTCTCCACCTATGTATACTGTACCTGTGCTAGAAAAGCCTGTAGTAGAAGTAAGAGTTAACGTTCCCACAGAACTAGAGTGAGAACCATTCAGTGTTGTAGATGTTATATCATCTTCTTGTGTAACATAATTTTTTAAATAATCATTATAGTTTAACACACCTAGTTGTCCACCACTTGTGCTTAAATCTGTGTCTTTTACAAGTCTAACCGTATTGTAATCTATTGTTTTAGTGCTTGTAGGAATACTATAACGCACAACTCCCGGAGTTAGCGTTTTTGTTTCTGTTGCGTGATTGAATGGGTAATTAAACTCACGTTGATTAATGTATCTTATGGATTCATTTACAGCGTGTTGTGCTTGCACTTGCAAGCCTCTAGCACTAGAAAACGTTGTTGATGTTAGTTGAACCTCGTTTAGTCGTGCAAGAACTTTGTTTGTTAAACTTAAATACGTTCCCGACATACATTGTTATTCCTTCTATAAAAAGGAAAGGGCAAGTTTCCCTGCCCTCTCCGTATTGCTTATACGTTATCTCTTGAAGCCGCGGCAGCTTCACGATGAGCTGCTGAAACGTCAGCGATAACTGCAAATACTCTTAACCTTCCAGTAGCCGCAGCGGCTCCTGCAATAGTAACGTCAATAGTATCTGAAGCAGTAATGGTCACAGGAGCAGTATTTCCATCGGCAGGAATTGTTTCACCGATTAGATTAGCAGCACCTGTGCTAACAATATTAGTTTGACCGTTAGTACCTGCTGTTAGGTATGTACCTGCAGCAACAGCAAGAGAGTCACCGTCAACAATATCGTCACCACCTGCAAAGTCAATGTCAGCAGTACATGAAGCAGTAAACTGTTTCATAACTTCTGCACCTGCACAAAGAACAACCGACTCAGAAGGGATTTCAAGTAGTTGAAATACATCCCCATTTGCGATAGTTGCACCTGCAGCAATCATAGCATCAATATCTAAAATTGCTTCGATGGTTCGTACAGGATGTCCTACTACAGTAGGTACAGCAAGAATATCTGCTCCTACACCTGCAGTGGCTTTGGCAGTCATATCAAAAGTAGCCATATTATATTCCTCCCTTAACCTGCGTTATACTTGGCAGTAACGATTGCCTCTGGACGGAGGATCTTTCTACCATATAAGTGCATACCACGAACAATGTCAGCAAAGCTGTCAGGGTCACGGTATGTTTCAGTTTTGCTGAGTTGTTCAGCAGTTGCGACAGAAGAACCGTGTCCTGCAACAATCGCTCCATAGTTAGCGTTTTGGTTTGCAGTTCCTGAAGTTCCTGGGCCTGTACCTACAGTAGGTAGGTTGCTTGAAACATAAACTCTGAATCCTGCTAGGTTATTTAAAACAAGTCCGTTTTGCAACTTTCCTGCTCCACCGTAGTCAGCGTTCATTAGTTTAGAGTTTTCGTCACCTAGTAGCTCCATGAACACAGGGTCAATAACAAGCCATCTGTCTTGTGTATCAACTTGCTGTTGGTTCAAAAGTCTAGCCATACGATTTACAACAACCATTGGTGTAACAGCTGCAGTGCCTACAGAAGTAGCTCCACCTGTTAAGTTTACCACAGGAATAGAGTG